GTTTAATGAGGTCGTCCGGGAGGCTTCCGCAAACTTTCCACAAGCGGTCCGTAATAGCTTGTTCACAATTTGACGCCCGCGGGAATAACTCCCGGCCACTCTCTGCAATTCTTCAACACCTTCCAAAACGAAATTAGACGGCATGGATAAAAGCCCTTTCCGACCTGTGTGGATTCAAAAGATTTTTGATCTGGTTCATAATCTCATCGTTCGAATAGGTCGTGGACCTGTCGCCAACATGCTCCGAAGTCACTCCGTATCTATTTGAGAGATACTGGCTCCTGTATGAGTACCCAACATAAAGGAGAACGGCTTCTTGAATCGAAGCCGGGACGTTCGCCAGGATATACCCAGCCGTGTAGATGACTTTAACGTTAGAAATCCCATTATTGAACGCGACGGCCTGATTGAAGAGCCTCAAAACTCCTGTGTTGTTGTCCACCACAACGTCCATGCTTACGTTAATTGCCGTCCCGGCGCCAAATGCTCTGTCAACGTCGTCATACAGGTTCGAAAGAGTCGTAACAGGGTATTGGTTCAGAATAATGGTCCCCGTCCCATCCCCGTCGTAGTAGTCCGTGTTCACGCGGGAGAGCAAAAGCCTTTGCGTGTAATCGTTGGCAAAAATGGAAGCCCTGTTAATCATGTTCTCAACAACCGTGTCCTCCGATGCGCCAGATATCTTCAAAAACGCCTTGGCGTCTGCCAGAGAAACAAGCGCGTTGACAGTATCGAGTGCCATTTATTTTTTACCGCGCGGTTTGACTTCTTCGGCCTTCACAGGCTCCACCGCTTTGATTTCTTCCCACTGCTTTGGAAAATCCGAAAACAACTGAATCGCTTTTTCATCGCACACGTCGACAATGTCACCGGTGCGGGCATAAACAAGTGTCCCGTCAGGTGATCCGCCGTGGTATCCTGGCCCTATATGTTTTAGCTTTCTCATTTCGCCACCTCGTCCGGCCCGCGCGCGGGGGAGTGGGTCGCCCCACCCCCCCACCGCTTGCCGTTTTATTAAGCGATGTTGTAGCCCACGCCGATGGTCCGGTTAGAAGCCGTCGGGTAGATGTCTTTAAACGTCACGCGTTCTTTCGCAACCAACGCAACCTGGTCGCTTTCCGCATAGAGTTCGTTAAGAACTTTAACGGAGTTCGTCGCGCGCCGTTCGCCCATAACCCAACCCGGACGATAAACCATGTAGAGGGCCGTCTTGGTCGTGGTAACGCCGTCGTAAACGTTCGTCGCGTTTAAGTCTTCACGAACAAACCCGGACACAAACACCGGCATACCGTCCACGTTACCGAGAGATCCGGTGATCGCGGTGGCCGCGTTTCCGAAGTTCTGCATGGTCACGACTTCGGTCAATCCGAGGAGCTTGGAATAGCCAACGGGACCGGTGATGATCGCACAGTCGGCGGGATTAACGCCGTATTTGCCGAGTTTCACGCGAAGGGCTCGAAGGTTGGCAAGGCTGAACGTCGCCATATCGAGTTTGTAGGTCGCGCCGCCGTCGTTAGACGCCGCTCGGAGACCAAGGGCAATACGTCGGCGAGAATCCGCTCCGCCCGCTCCGATATCGCTGTCTTCGTGAGTTCCCGCGCTGTCTCCGTTCAGGATGAAGTCTTCACGGCCTTCCGCGATGGATTTCGCGATGTCACGGACCAACCACGGAAGGACAGGCACAATGGAGTCCTCGTCAAGCTCGCCAGAGGTGAGAACGCGGGCCGCGTGACCGACAGCGGTCAAGGTCGCGTTTCCGATGTTGGAACCGTCGCCAACGGTGATCTTGGTTTGCCCCGTGTCAGCGGTTTGTTCGGCATGTTTGAATGTCGAAATGCGAGACAATCCCACGGGTAGCTTATAGGGGTTGGACGGCATAACGATGGTTCTGAACAGGTTCGGAACTTTCGCTTCCAACTGAACAAACTCAAACAATTCGTTGGAGAAGTTTGTGGGGACCCAGTCACCACCTTGCGCGGCGGTGGCAGTGTCGAGGGCTTTCTTAAATTCCCCGGCTCGCCGTTTCCATTCACCCCAAGACTTCAGGTGACTCACAGGCTTGCCAAGAATTTTGGACGCGACCACCATCTCGTCGATGTTCTGGCGGAGGTCTTTCGGCATTGACCCGATAATCTCGGATTCAGTGCGTTCTTGGGCGGACATTCCAGAAGCAAATTCCACCGATCGAGGAGTCGGTGCTGGCGCACTGGCAACCAACCCTTTGATTCCTTCCATTATCTGTTCTGGTAACGCTTGATTCCGTTCACCTGCTTTTTTCACTTCGTCGGCCAAGTCTCGGACCGACTTAATCACTTCATCCATGTTGGACATTTTATTTCCACGTCCTAAAGAGGGCGTTACCCCTCGCCGGGAAGTCCGGCGGACGGACACAAATCTTTTACTTCTGGTAAAGAGCCTTCGACACGTTGGCAATCGTCCGTTTAACAATCGCTTCGGAGTCTGGATTAATTGCGCCGACAACGGAAGCAAGCTCCTTAATGACGTTGTGTAGTTTCCCGATCTCCTCCGGGGAAACCTGGTCATGTTCGGTAATGATCTCATTGAGCAAAGCCGTCGCCGTTCCAACAAGTGACAGTTTTGACTTGTCGAGCGGTTGGCCCTTAACGATCCGCGCAAGGGTTATCAGTTGCTCGAGAGAGGATTCAAGCTTCTCTACCGGACCCCGCGTTGGCTCGCTGAAGGTGTTAACAAGGAATGTGGTCCCGTCCGCGCCCTTCGTTATCGCCCCCTCTCCAAGGCATTTGATAGCCATCTCCGCCAGGTCGCGCCCAACAATGGCGCCGGGATTGGCCGGGATGCTCACCGCCGAATACTCCAAAAGCTCCGCATCTGTCCACACAACGCCTTTAGAATTCTGTTCTGGAACCTGTTCCATGACGTGGTTTTTGGGGATGAATCCTACGGAGAACGCATTGAGGAACCCGCGCTCGTATAGCCCGAATATCTCCGCACCACGCTCGCTCTCGGTGTCGAATTCCGTCACCGCCGAAAGTCCGTTTTCGTCCTCTTTGATGTCCACGGCCCGCCCAATGGGTGGCTGTGACCCGTCATGGCCCCATAAAACGATGGGGTTTTTCTTGTAATTCGTAAGGTCCCACGCGCCGGGGGAAAACTTTTCCAGCGTCCGGTCCCACTCGTAAGTGGAGACGTAGGCCGTCACCAATTTCTTCTCGGAGTCCACGCTTTTCGCGTAGGCCAATTTCTGTTTTCGTTCCATTTTCATCTCCTTCATTTTAAGAGCCACACCGCGAATTTGTCCGTTGATTCCGTCTTGTGTTGGTGACAGAACGCCTTATATCCGTGATACGAAAGCCCCATCGTTTGAGCGCATCTGTCGCAATGGTCAATCCCCATGCGGTCGAGGTATGCCATGGTCACCGTCACAGAGATGTTGCTGGCCGCCGCCGTCACCGTTGAGGCCCAGACATTCGGGGACAAACGCTTCGACATACGGAGCAGGAGTAATGCCAATCGCGCCCGCATTATTTCGGCCCCTCAAACAGACAGTCACAACGACACCGACATATTTCCTCGGGTGGGCCCGCTGGGTCCCCCGGCCACTGCAAAGGCGATTCCCCGACGCTGAATGGAGTTTTAAGGTCTGTTTCGACCCCTTCCATTGCCAGGTGAGTCTCCCGCACGCGGTTATCCCGCGCGGTGATCCACGTCTTCCGCTCCGCCCCAAGGTCGGACGCCGCCTGGAAGCTCCCGGCATGGGCGGACCCGAGCATTTCGGTTGTGGCGATGTTTTCGGATCGTGCCTCGTTGGCGAATGAATAAATCTCGTCGATCCGGTTCTTGATAAGGTCAATCGTTTCGGACTGTGAAAGCCCCGTCGCCACGGCCTCGGAAACGCTCTCGACAACTGCGTCAGACAACTGCTCACGGGTGTAAAGCGACACCTCTTGAGCCAGTTTTAGGCGTTTCCGCTCCACCCACACCCCCGCCGCGCTCGCGTTGATGGCGTAAGGCATCCCCGGCTTCATTTTATGGGCCTGTCGCTTGCCGAAAGACACATACACGTTCATGATTTTAGGCTCCGCCGCCCGCGCGAGTAGCTCTTTCTCTTTGTCAAAATCAAAAATACTCCCGATTTCGTCGCCCTGAACCTTCACGTTCTTCATGTTCTTCGGGATGATCTGGCCCGCCATGGCGTCAAATTTGGCCATTACACGGTTCTTCTGCCCCTTGAAATAGGCCCGCATGGTCGATTTCATGGCCTGTTCGAATGGGGTAAAGTCCCTGTCGAACTTTTTCCAGTGGAGGTCATTGACCGATTCCGGCTCTAGGCCTTTCGTGGCCGCGGCCTTTTTCGGTTCATCCTTCGCATCATCTACGGGTTGATCCGTCGCGTCTGGCTTAGTTCCCGCATCATCCGCAATCTCAAAAGGAAGGTCTAAAGCTTCCACCACCTGTCCAAGGGGGACACCCATGTTTACGTAAATCTGCGCCACGGCGGCCCGCGCCGCTTCGTCTTCGCGCAATGCCTCCACTTTTGAAAGGTCAGCCTGGATGATCGTCTTGTCGTCGCCCGTTATCTGCGCGGCCCGCATGGTCATGATGGATTCAAACTTTCGGATTTCCGGGATCATTGTTTGTGTCCAGAAAACCTTCGTCTGCTCCTTCATGTTTGAATAGTTTGCCTGGTCGAGGATTCCTACCATCGATTGAGGAACGCCAAAAGCGGCCAGAACCTCTTCCCGGAGCATCTTCCGGAGATTCACAAAGTCCATGTCTTTGTGGAGTCTGTTGACCTCGATGTATTTGAGTCCGCCCAGGACGGCTATTTTCCCCCGGTTCTTCGGTCCCTCATAGGCTTTCTTCCACGCGGTCAAAGCCCGCTTCTGCTCGTCGGCGCTTAGTGCCGTTGGAGATTCGAGGATAGCGTCGGGCCGTGTGCTGTTTGCGAAGAAGTAACGATTCCACGCATCAGCGAATAGGTCAGCCGTTACCGCATTTTTAACCGCCGTCAAAGAACCCTGCCCATACTGGAGGTCTGTCGGTGTCGCCTCGCGGATGTGGATAATGCGCTCGGGAGCAAAGTTTTGGGTGTGCCCGTTGACGCTATAGACATATCCGGAAACAAAGTTTTTTGAGTCCGATTTTACCGTCACCTTGTGCGGTTGGAGCGGCCACAGCTCCGTTGGTGCCCGCGTCCCATTCGGCTCACAAATGATAAAGGCGTTTCCCGTAAGTTTCGATGAGAGGGAGAGGAGTCTCCGGAACTCCATCCCGGACATGTTGGGGTTCGGGTTATTTAAAATTTTCCGGAACGGGTGTTTTTCGTTTACCGCCCAAGCCCCTTCTTTTCCTTGGGTGTATGGAAGGAAGTCGATCATTGAAAAGGCATTGGCGATGAGGTTCGCGCACGAATAGACCCACGTGTGGACTCCAAATGCGTCGATTAAATCGGAGAATGGCTCTGGCGTTGGGATGCCAAGATCTGACGAAATTAACCCCGCTGACGACGCAACCTCAATCTTTTGCGCTGGAAATTCCTTTTTTCTTGTCGCCATGGGTTATTCGTCCCCTTCTGAAATTTCGTCATCTAATCCGTCGATGTATACGGATACGCTTCGTCCAGTGACTGATGCAAAAGCCAAAGCAAGGGAATCCGCCCTGTCCGGGCTGTTGGAATGGTCTTTTTTGGCGACCTTCAGTTGTCCCTTGCTGGTAGGCTTGTCCTTTTTGATGGAGACAAGCTGGCTGAAAAGCTCTTCGCTGTCCTGAATGGCGGATAGATCTATCTCCCCATCCTTGAACCTGTCGGCCAAACCGTAGAGGACTTCGTCGCGCTTAATGGCGAACATGTCCACGTTGTTGGACTTCTCCGCGAAATTGACGCCGTAAACGGTGGCCTTTAATACGCCCTCGCCGGACAGTTCCTTGAGCCGCGCCGTCACTCCGGCGCCTACTCCGATGGGGTCAGTCTTCAAGATGGAAACGCCCCACTGATTGCAAAGCTGGACGGCCTTCCCGCACGTGCCCATGGTGTCTAGGTTCGACCAGAACACCTGTGTCAAAACTTTTCCCCCGCGCTTGGCAGTAAAAACACTCTCGTCTCCACCGCCGTCAGCTATGTCCAGGCCAGCTTCGACCGGAAGGCTTTCGGTCCCTGCCAACACGGTCGTTTTTGCGCGGTCAACCCAGGAGATCGGGATGAGAGAATCCCCCGCGCCCTCTGGGAATTCACCCAACACACGGGATACATAAAGCGGGGAATCCTTTCCCCACCGTTTCTCTTTGTCCTCCACCCACTCTTTCGTTACCATGCCGGGGATGATTTCTTTACCGGACGTTACGTTGGGGTGTTCAAGGCAAGAAATTGTAATTTTGTGCCACGCGGGGCTTTTGAACGCTTCGTAAAACGCGCCCGTAGGCGTAAGTGGGTTCCCTACCATCACCATCCGGCAATCCTCGCCAGAAATAGCACCTTCGAGGCTTTCGACAATGTCCGTGGAGACGCCCGAGGCCTCGTCAATGATGACCATGACGCGCTTCGCATGGAACCCCTGGACGTTCGTGGGCTCGTCCGTGCTGAACCCGATGGCGTACCAGTCGTCATCGATCCGAAGGCTCGTAAGGTCAAGCTGGCCGCCAAGGGGGACGCGCGCGTAACGGTGGGCCTTCCGGATCTCCCCCCACAGGAGCGTCTTTACCTGTCGGTTCGTGGATGCCGTGGTGATAACGATTGAATGGGGCTTGGAATAGAGGAACCAGAGGGCAAGGCGGGCGATGGAGAACGTTTTCCCGAGGTTATACCCGGCCTTGATGGCGACGCGGCGGTTGTTCTTCACTGCCTCGAAAAGTTCTTTTTGCCGATGCCAGAGGTCACCGCCGCCGAGGATTTCCTTGCTGAAGAAAACAGGGTCCGCCGCAATCTTCGCGGCAAAGCGGGCCTCTTTCGTCGGCGCGCTAATCGGCATTCTTTGCCACCAGTTCGGCGATGGTGATCGGGCCGCCGTCCTTGCCTGTCAGTTCAAGAGCCGCGCGGGCGTTAAACTCGCCTTTCGTTTTCCGCTCCAAATACCACTTGGCGTTTTCCGGGTCGGAGAGCGATTGCACGACGGTATTTCTGGCTTTTAAGACGGGCTTTTCTTTGAGAAGGGCCTTCCACTCGGCAAAGTCTGGGCGCCTATTT